ACATTCTGATACTGAAAAGAAAGTATCGCATTGGGTATTTGGTACTTACAACAAACCAGTAGACACCGTATTAAATGACGTTCAATATTTGAGTAATCCACATAATCAATATGGACCTTATTGGGCTAAAAGAATATCTTTAACCGTGTGAGTCTGCTTCGACTTTAACCTGCAACGGATAACCCTGGGCTCGGGCGTTAAGTGTTACTTCAATGCCCTTCTGCTCAGCAATTTCATAAGGCAAAATAGCTACAACTGCACTTCCCTTTTCGTGAATATCCACTGTGATTTGTGTGGCCGTGTCATTAGAATAATTAAAATAATCGATGAGGCTTCCAACTACGAATTCCATTGAAGTGCGGTCATCATTAAGATAGATAATCTTGAACAGAGGCGGCTCCGTGAGCGAAATATTGGGCTTAATCTTGCTTCGTGTTTCAGTATTTGCCATTTTATTTTTCCTTTAAGAATGCTTGCGGGCACGATTACCCGCAAGCACATAATTATTTATATCATTTATTATAAGTGATAGCAACCGTTTTGGGCTTTTGTTCCTCAGGAACTTGACGTTCAAGTTGAATCTTGAGGATGCCGTTCTCGGCGCTTGCACCTACCACTTCAACATAGTCAGCTAGAGTGAAGGTACGAGTAAACGCACGGGCGCTAATGCCACGATGCACATACTCTACTTCATATTCCAATTCATCAAGGCTCTCTGTTTGTTCGCCTTTGATGGTAAGAACATTCTTTTCTAGTGTAATGTTGATATCACCTTCTCGGAATCCCGCCACAGCAAGTTCAATTGCAAATGCATCTTCACTGTGCTTAACGATGTTGTATGGGGGATAGTTGGTATTTGCTTGTTGTGCATTGACTCGCATAAGCTCATCTAGAATGCTATCAAATCCGATACCGAACTTGTGAATTGACGGAATGTCAAGGGTACGTAGGGTTAGTTCTCTAGTCATGTTTTTATCTCCTTTTTAAGCAAGACTATAATGTAGACCTATAAAGCATCTACAACTCTATTTATACACGGATATCCCATATATGTAAAGAAATACGGGTCAAATAATTATTTTAGGTTCATTAACTAAATCAACATCTATGCTTAATTTAGTTATGTCATTGTCTTTGTATTTTTTAATATGAAACATATGAGGCATCAGAATACGCTCAATTTCAGTGTGTAGGCCTCTTGCGCCGGTCTTTAAATCAATACAATTCTGTGCAATTTGGCGTATTGCTTCGTCCGTAAACTCTAATTCAATATTATCAATACTAAACAAATACTTATACTGTTCAATAAAGCTGTTCTTAATATTTGTCAGTACTTCTACTAATTGGTCTATAGTAAGTTCTTCTAACGTAACAGTAGTAGTAAATCTTCCGATAAACTCGGGAATCATACCGAAACGAGTAAGATCGTCTGGCGTTACTTCACTAAGATCCTGTTTTTCGTTTTTACTCTTAACGTCTGCACCAAATCCAATAGTAGTTCCCTGTGTTCTATTCTTAATGACATTTTCTAATCCAACAAACGCACCGCCTGCGATGAATAGCATATTTTTAGTATCTACTTCTATAGTCTCGCCCTGTGGATGCTTACGCTTTCCTACTGGACTGACACGGCATTTGGTACCTTCAACCATTTTGAGTAGTGCTTGTTGTACGCCTTCACCTGAAACGTCTCTAGTAATGCTAGTAGACTCACTCTTACGAGTAATCTTATCAATTTCATCGATGAAGATGATTCCTCGTTCTGCTTTGCTAACATCATTGTCTGCGAGAGCTAATAGCATAGAAATCATGCTCTCAACGTCTTCGCCGACATAGCCAGCTTCTGTTAGGTTAGTAGCATCTGCTACAACAAAAGGAACGTTAAGATACTTTGCTACTGATTTAGCAAGTAAGGTTTTACCTGATCCAGTTGGGCCAATGAGCAATACATTACCCTTTTGTATTTCTAAATCTTTGCTAGGATGATTAATGCGCTTATAATGATTTGATATCGCAACACTCAATACCTTCTTTGCATTGTCTTGTCCAATAACCAATGAGTCCAAATGTTCTTTGATGCTATATGGATCGACCACAGCTTCTTCTTGTTTTTTATTATTTTTTGGTGACTTGTCTTCTACAATCAGTTGGTTACAGAGTTCAATGCAGGTACTACAAATTGAAACATCTTCGCCTACTATTAGTTTAGTGACTTCATCCTTGTGGCTTCCACAAAATGAACAGTGGTGTAGTTTTTTATCTGTCATGATATTACTTAGTCAACTAGCTGTTAGGATTTAGAAATTTTGTCTAAATAATGCTCAATTTGCAACCGTTCATTATTCGACAGTAATTCTACGTCATATTCATTAGTTTCAATTTTAGTCACCAAATATCTAATATATTCTTCATCATAGAGATATGTATCTGTTAGGTCTTTATTCACTTCAATCCACTTATCACCACTAAATTTGAACACTTTGTTAGGAAGCAAATCTACCCGAACAAAGATATCACCCTTCTTAGCAAATTTTGGAAAGTTAGTTCCAAAATTAGTGTTAGATTGATTTACCGAATCTACTTGCAAGAATAAGTCAGGGCGCATACCCTGCAATGCACTCTTACTAACGCTCTTACCTTCGAAGCTTACATAGCCACCGTCAGACTCTTGTAGAGTTACACCTTCAGTTTTTACTACGGCTGTAGGTTCTTCTCTGCTTCTGCTTTCTCTTGCTTCACTTTGTGCCACGCTGCTCCCTGACGGAACTGCATCGGAAGTAGGTGTGTCAGGTACATCTTCTCGTACCACGACATTTGGTTGAATATCATTTGGTTGAATAGTTTCAGAAACATTTTCGTCCTCCTTCGGATCATCATATGCAGTTTCATGTGGCATATCATCTAGTGTTTCGTCAAGAAACTTACTAGCATCTTCGTCAAGTTCGGTGTTTAAAAACACTTCCTTAAACTCATCTTCTTCTTTCTTTCGATTTCGTAAATCATCATCTAACCATCTATAGCTACTCTGTGCAGCTAAGACAAGCACAAGTGCTAATGGATCAAACACCATCACGATGAGAATAATCATCCAACGCACTGCACGTTCTAGTAGGTTGCTGTCTGGATTGTCCCCGTAAATCATCGCAGCGATGTACTTGATGGGACCAACTTCTGCTTCAATTTTGCGAATTTCTGCACGTATCGGTGCAGCTTCTTCACTTAATTTGGCAATTTTTACTTGTTCTGCTTCAATTTCATTGTTAAGGCGATTACGCTCTCTAGCCTGTTGTCTACGAACTTGTACAGCACGGTTTGCACCTTTGTCATCATCTGTTCTACCGAGTAGTTGGTCAACTTGATTGTTCATTTGCTCAAGTGCTACTTGATTCATAGCAATGTTTTCACGAGAAATTTTGATTCGTTCGTCAATCAATTCAACTTTAGCGCCAACATCGCCGCTGACTAATGTTTGATCACTATGGGCTTTTGATAGAAAACCAAAGATACCCATAGACGTTAGGAATGCAAGTGCTACAACCGCAGGAATTAGATATAGCTTAAGCTTCCAACCTGATCTATCCCAATACTTGTGCAGCCATACCGTAGTTACAACCTTAGCAACTTCTAGTGAGCCGCCCATAATAATGATTGGAATGACTGCTGCCGCAAAGATAGCAGTTAAGCCCAGTACGGAGTACCAGGCAGCAATAGCACTAAGCGTTAGTGCTACAAGGAGAGTCAGAGTTGGAAAACTAAATATTTTTCTTAAAAGCATCTATTATTTAGTCTTCTATGACTCTCAACCCAAATAAGTGTCCATAAGTAATATCAAATTCTTCTGCTGTCATTAATAGCTTGCGAGGGATTCCAGGACCTTGATATATATGATATGTTACCCAAGGACCGGTGTCTCTACGCTTTATCTGAACAACTTCAATCCTATCACCGTCCTCAAACGTATAACTTTTACCGAGCAGCTTTTCAGCCCACTCAGCAGTATCTTTTACTGGATCATAGTCATCCTCATATGGATCCATTATTCATCTTCTTCAAAGAATAGTTCTTTTGCTCTGATTTCACTAAGTGCCTTATCTTTCATGGCACACTCATGGCAAATTTCTTCATGATTCAATCCATATGGCCGACACTCATCAATGATGCCGCACATTTCACAACGCTGCGGCGGTTCTTCAAAAATAATTACATAATCAAAATCACTCATAATTTTATTCCTTCAGTTATTATTCCCAAATGTACGGGCCTTTTTTAGGCACCGCAAAATTCAAATATGTTTGGATTCTTTCAAGATCGGTTTTAGTCTTTAGACTAATCAACTCGTTTGCAAAATGCAATTCAACTCCCCGATCTAATGCTAGTTCTAGTAGTTCACTACGGCGTTCCGCATCATCGGTTAAGCAATACATACTGCAAAGAACAATGCCATCTGGTCGTTCTTTAATGTAATACTCTAGTCCGGGTTGCCAATCTAGATGCTCATTTTCAAATTCGTAGCTAGTATAATCAATCTTATTCTTAACACAATAAGGTTCAATGATAGCACGTTGCATCGGCAACGGAATGTCTTTGCTAAACTTGCTGTTCCAACCTGCGTAGGTAATGAAGCTTTTGCCGGTATAGTCCATAACTTCTGCAATTTCATAATCGCCGGGCAATCGCATGAAGCCACCAGGAAGTCTGCGGCCCCATTCTTCACCTTCAATTAGAATACGCATGTCCATGCTGACACGAGTGTAGCCTTCTTCATTGTTGACGTTACCGTGAATTTGCTCCTGAAAGAACAGATGACTTTGACCAGGACTTAGTGTTACTGGCCAAGCATGTTTCAAGCTTTCTTCTTCAAGCTTTTCTAGACTCCACTTTTCTGCTAAGACCTTTTTAGTTATTTCTCTACTAACATCCAAATCTAACATCCACATTGTGTTAGTCTTCTCTGCTTTAGTAAAGGGAGTCCAAATAGTTCTACAACCGCGGCCATTACCTACAAAGATACCTTGGTGGAAAGCAAGCCTGCGGCCAACAGATGCTTGATTAGGAATAACAACACGCAAAGTTCCTTGGCGTTGAATCAAATATCTCTTGTTTTTAATGCGTTGCGGAACAATACTTGCAGCGAATTCGTCAAAGCGTTCCATAAAATCTTTACGACTACATGCATTCTGTACATAGTTACCGACCCTAATAAGTTCAGATGGGTTCAACACCTCGTGCATAGTCTCAAGTTCTGTAACCTGAGGAGCAATTTCTTGAATAACAGACAAGGCCCAGGCGGGCCAATTGTACTTTTCTAGATCGTAATCTATTTTTTTATTATTCCACTCAACTTCTAACTCATTCATTTCTTATATCTTTCATTATACTCAAGATAGTTCAATACTGCCTTATACACTAGGAATACTAATCCACCAATGAGTATAAAGAACAGTATCGCCGGGTAGTGTGCAATAGTATACAATGCAGCAAACAACCCGAAAAATCCAGCTAAGGTAATTAGTATTGCCTTATATTTAATGTTCATGCTTTATCATCCCTAAATCTAACGAAGCGCGGGAAGCGCAACGAGTACGTACCATCTTGGTTCTGTGTGATAGCATCAGCCATAATCTCAACAGTGCGACCAAAGATTAAGTTACGGTCCGCCCAAAGACTGTCACGCTCTGCATCACTGAATCCACTACCAGCATTGACAGTAATTTCCTTACCGTCATCAACACCATTGCAGACCAGTGCGCCCAAACGACCCTTGTTACGACCCGTGCCTTCTTCAAGACCAATCACTTCAAGGTCAACTGTGATAGTAGGTTTCCACTTCATCCAGTCAGTGCTACGCTTACATACATAAGGAGCTTCAAGGTTCTTAATCATGATGCCCTCAAATCCAGCAGCAACCATGTCCTTAGCGTAACGGTCAATCTGACTCTTACCTTCGTGGGTATCAAGGTCAACCATCAGATGGGGAAGCAATTCAACATTCGGCATCTTATCAATTGCAGGCTGCATAGCATCAAGCAATGCGATACGCTTACGAAGCTGTGCATTCCAATATCCTCGCTTGAAATCATCAATGGGAAGAATGTCAAAAATATGAAATACGCTGTCTTCTGCGCTTACATTTTCCTTACGACGAGCCTGCCGCATAAGTTCCTGGAAGCTGTTACCAACTACTTCACCATCTAGAAGAAAGCCCTTCTTAAGCGTACCGCTGCTTAATTCGGTAACCTTATTTGCAGCAGCAATGATTTCCTGAATGTTATCTCGGATTTGGTCTTCAATGTGTTCAAAATTCTCAAACACCTTACCATTACGGCTATAGCAAGTAACCTGACCCGCAGCCCTGCCTGTACCGCCTGCTGGGATAACCATCATCAAAACACGAACGCCGTCAAGCTTAGGCTCAAGACGTTTGCTGCCCTTCATTTCAGGGCGACCCTCGCTATTAGTAGCAAGCTGACATGTAAAGATGGGAATCTCGTAAACAGTTTTCTTGCAAATCTTGTTCACTGTGGTAGAACTAATACCACTACGCATATCACGACGAAGGATAGGAGCAAGGAACAGGTTCCACTCACCACTATCAAATCGCTCTGACATTTCTGCAACTGCATCACGGGCATCATGTCCAGTAATCCTTCGCATTGCTAGCATTTCTAGCAAGTCAAAGAACTCATCCCAAGGATTTTCAGCATCAACAATTCCTACTGATTCAGGAATCTGCTTGATACCAAATGTTTCATATGGATTGTAACATGCCTTAAGCCCGCATAAGAAGCGAATAGCAATTTCGCTTCCGAGATTTGCAGCAGTAAGTGCCTGTTTGATAACATCTTCCTTATGCAGGCGTCCGTTGTCTTCGTTTAGTTGGGTGATAAAACTTGCGCTCATAGTCTTCTTATACTACATTATAGAGTGAATGTCAATCAAAAAGGTACTTTATCCAATCGGTCATAGGGGAAGCTTTAGTTTGCGGCGGTCAAACTTATTACAGGAATCACAATATCGTTCCTGTGCGTGATAATAGGATTCTTTATATGCCTTGCTCCACTTCAACCACTTGTGCCAACCAAATCTACAAAGTACCCGAGACGCAAGCAAGGGTTCTTCACGCAAAGTACGGAATACATTTTCCTTTTCGGCACTCATACCATCTTCACATAGTTAAGCTGGGTAGAGTTGTCGCGGTGAGCCTTAACCTTACCGTCAATGTTGATATTATCGCCTACGGTGAGACTCTGCTTGTAAGCAAAGAACACCTGCTTATTATCATCTGTGATAGCAGTGATGAAATGCGTACCCCACTGATCGGAGAAATAGCTTTTCACTACTTCGGCAGTGACTTGAACACGCTCACCGACGGTACCAAACACACCTTCGGTCTCGCGGATACGAGTATCAACAGCCCGACGATATTCACTACGGTTGTAAGTGTTAGGGAGCGAGGAGACGATAGCAATATCATAGTTGCTATCAAGCGTTTCCTTCTCTACAATGGAGAGCATATTCTGCTCAAAATCAGAGAGGCGCTTGTCAGTCAGCAGTTTGAAAGTAAGGCTGCGGCAATGCTGCATAACCTTTTCACCCTGTTCACGGTCACTGTCACGCACATCAAAAGTACCATCAAGAAACTGACGGATGAGAACCTTGTTAGCAAGCTTGCTAGTAACAGATTCGTCGTTAGTTTCGGCGTACCTGAGGTAGCCACCGTTGACACGGTTAGCTGCACACGCAGCAGCAAAAACATCAACAGTGTTGTACGAAGGGCGTTGATAACGAGCCATGTAGTATCTCCTTGCTATATATTCACTATAGCAAAATGGGTAAGCAATGTCAACCGAAAAATGACCTAATTTTAATCAAATTGCTCTATTAGCTGGTCATAATTGCCACATTGTCTACCACACTCTACCAAAGGACTAGAATTCCAAGTATTAGAGATTTTATGAAAATGTTGGCTATTAAAAATATCTGTCAACGTTGTCTCATTGAGATTAGGAAATTGATTAATTTTATCCATATAATCTATTCTTGCATCAAGTCCTGAAAAGTGCCATTGAAAATCTAGCCAACAACAAGGTGATACATTACCTGCGGCGGACACGTAAATTTGTTTATATTGTTTTGCTTTACAAGAAATTGAGTTAGGTTTAATATTATTACCTATCAACTGCTGTATAATCGGTATCATACTTTGGCTTTTTTCTGTAGGATGGATAATATGAGTAGTTTTTCCCTCTTCATCTAAAACATTCAGGCTATCTGTCATAAATCTTGAGGTATGCTTAGATTCAAAGTCGTGGAATCCCAAATCAATACTAAGCTGCTTGCAATCGTCAATTTGGTGTTCGTTGTGTTTGAAAACTAACATGTGCCATTCAGCAATGCCTCCCTCTTGAATGAAGGCAGTTGCATTTTCTATTATCTTATGCCAATCAGTAGCTACCCGATATAGACTATGAGTATCTGCTAACCCATCAATTCCAAATATAACCCGAACATTTGTTTTTGCTAGTTCTTGCCACCAAACTGTTGTTCTTGCGCTGCCATTGGTATGCATACTTAGAGTAATCTTAGGATTAACTTTTCTCAAATATTGAAAAATTTCTAAGGTGTCTTTTGCAATTATTGGATCACCTAAATCCCCACACATAAACAAATTATCTAATTGTTTGACAAAATCCTCACTAAACCAAAGTTTGAATTGCTCTAGTGTTATTTCATGCAGGGCAATAAAAGGGTTTAGCATTCCGCCATTAATTCGTCTGGGGCACATCGGACATTTTGCTTGGCACTTTGACGTTACCTCCAAATGTACTGATCTGATTTCTTCGTACTGATACATTTTTAATCCTTGTAAACGTATGCCATAATATATTTAATCTGGCATACGTTTACTGGTTTTTAAAATGCAAATTGTTATCCGTTCAATCGTGATTGAATTTCAAGATAGAACTGATTGTACTTTGCGATACGAGCAATGTCCTTTTCAGTGACACCCTTGAGACGACGGATATCAGTGTTATGACGAAGGTCGCATGATTTAACACGCATTGCGTCAAGATTGGCGAAAACCTCGTTCTTATACTCATCGTATGTCTGACCGGGCATCTTCGTGAGAACTCGTACCCCTGCAATGACTCGTGAGGTGCAACCGATTGCTTCAAGGTCTTTCCAGCTAGTGCTAGTATCTTCAATTACGTCATGAAGAAGTGCGATGCACTGTAGTTCTTCATCGTCGGTCTTGAGATAGTGCATGACCTTAAGCGGGTGAAGAATGTAAGGCTTGCCGCCTCTGTCAAACTGACCTGCATGAGCATTAGTAGCGAGAACTAGGACTTTACCAAGTAGTTCACCTTTTTTCATATTTTGCTCCTTTCTCTGTCTATAATTAACTATAGACAAAAAGGTGCCCTAAGTCAACCGAAAACTGACCTAGGGCACAATTTTTTACTTCTGCGAAGCAATAAGCTGATTAAGAGCCTCAACAAGCTTCTCGGGGGTGAGAGTGCTTGCTTCCTTTTCAGCAGCTTCCTGAACAGTCTTAGCAAACGCCTCGTCAGCCTTATCCTTGTCAATCTCGTCAACGATTTCGTAACGAGCGCAACGACCCTTAGAGTCATTGTAATCGTTCGGGATGCTGACTACATCACGCGGATTAATCTTGAGAATGACGATACGCTCACCGCCGAAACTACGCAGATAGTCCTGCGAACAGAAGTGAAGACCAGTCGAACAAGTGCGGTTCTGATCATCGTCAACGAGATTGCGTTCCATAGAAACAACAGTCACGCCATCTTCTACTGCAACAGTAACTTCGTTGTTCTTGCCAACAGCTTCTTCAAGTGCAGCAGTGTCTTCATCAGTCATGTAAGCAGCGGGCTTGTTCAGCACGGTGCCGGAGTGAACATCAAAGTAATCCTGACGAACCTTCTTGTAAGCGAGGAAGCAACCATCCGAAGTAATCGGAAGAGTGTTCTTCTCAAGGAAGCCATACAGTTCGTTGACTGCCCGCTTGCTCGGATTCTCCATGAGATTTTCCATGAACGCAATGAGCGGCTCAACTGGGAAGTCTTCCTGGATCATAGCAACCATACGCTTGGTAAGCGCATTATGCATTTCACGACCCTTCCAGAAAATCTTGTCGCCCTCGACGCTAACATTGCCCTGACCGAAGTTAAGAACAACCTGCTTGGGTTCGATGATATCCTGAACAGTCTCCCACTCACCGGCCTTGATAGCAGCGAGGAGCTTATTGTAAGTGATATGGTTCTTGCTCACAGTATGCGGCGTGGTGCCGATAACAACAGTGATATTTGAACCCTGGACGATATACGGAAACGACATTTAAATTACCTTTCAGTTGCAGTTTAGAATTATACTATAACACGCTACGCTTACATTGTCAAGCATTAAATGCCCTTGAGCATATCAATTGCATTGACATATTCTGCTACTGCCTTAACATCACGGTAGTAGCGATTCAATTCATTGAGAAGCGGATAACGCTTTTCAATGTTACTCATTTCAGTCTTGTACTTAGCTACTTCATCGGTGACATTGATATTTCCTGCGGTCACCTTATAGATGGTGCAGAGAGTTTCAAAGCCCCGACGAGCATTACTATTGACCTTGGTCACACCTGCAAACTCATTGAACAGCTTGAGGTAAGGGCTATCAACATTCGTAACATCATTCTGCACATATGCAATCTTATAGAACGAGTCAAAGTCAATAGCTTCTTTAATGATGCCCTTAATGTCAACGGAACCTTGCTGGGACAACTTGCTACGAACATGGTCATCAAGATTGACCCAGTTAGTCAGCCCCTTAATCTTTTCAAGGTCAGCCTTACGAACACCATACACTGTTTCAGTGAAGATGCCCGAATCCTTAAGAGCCTTAGCAACAGTCTTCATGTCATAGTCCTTAGAAGCACCCTGAGCAGTGAAGCCGATGATAGGCAGATAGTAGTAAGTAGCAGTGTCAACAAACGCTGTCATGTCGCCTGCATCACGCCATACCATATCATCGCTACGCATGTGATGCTTGTTATCACGCTTTTCAAGCTTGAGAACAGTCACGCCCTTAGCAATACCAGCAGCACGTTCTTTAATCAAAAGCGTAGAAGCCTTACGAATCTGCGACTTGGGCGGATTAGAAAGCGCCTTGAAGAAAGCGGCAAGCTTCATATCAGCGTTCTTGTCAGCCTTTTCAATGACATAAACGTGGTCGTTGCGACCAACACCGTCTGCATTCTTCCAGTGATACTTAGCACGTTCGCTTGCACCGACCTTAGAGTCATTCACAACAAACTGGGTGTTCTTATCAACTGGAATGCCCATATGCTTTTCATACGTATGAGTTTCGTTGTTGTACACGTTTTCAAGATTGATACGAGAAGCAGTAGACGTACTATAGCCGTGACTGATAGAGAAGCCGCGAATAACGATATTATACTTTGTCGCCAAAGTCTTTTCGTCAAACAGGAACTTCTTAGAACGAGCATAGCGACTGTCAGTAATCAGAGCAAAGCCAGTGTCAGCAACATACTTCTTCGTAGCTGCGCCCCAAAGATCACTGTCAAGCTTCTTAGCGAGAATGTAAGCCTTTTCCCAGTCATTCTTGACTGTAGCAACTTCTTCTGCAACGCGGTCAGAAAGCACCGCATTGACAGCCTCAAGCTTGGCCTTAACAGCAGCAACAGTTTCAGGGATATACGACAGACCCTCACGAGAAGCCTGAATGTCAAGTTCGCCAATCGCAAACTCAATAGTGAGACCGCAACGCAGAAGGTGACCAACTTCACCGAGGTCCATGTTGCTAGGAATGTCAAGCGGATATTCAATGTTGCCCATGATAGCATAGCTAGTGCCATAACCACGGTCATTAGCATGAACGCCGGGGATAATGTCACGGTCGCTGTATTCAGGGTCAGTGAATGTAAACTCACCAATACCACCTGACACTACCGGACGAAGCTTGAAATGCTTGTAAACATGCTGTGCTTCGTTGTAGAACTTACGGAAGTCGTAGCTATCTTCAACAGCAAAACGAATCTCAACACCAGCTGGCTCATCCGAAGCTTCTTCACCCATCGGGGCGATAGAAGGAACACCCTGCTCATTAATGAATGCAGTGTAGACACGCTTCGTGCCATTCTTGATAGCAACGATAGTGAAGTTATCGGTGTAGCTGAATGCCGACTTAGAGCCGAGGCCCAAACCACCGATTAAATCATCAGTTTCAGTCTTAGTGGATTCAAAGTATGTAGTGAAGATGTTGCGAACTTGCTGTTCGTCAAGACCTACACCATAGTCACGAACTGCGAACCAAGGCTCAAGCGAGTTCGGAAGATGAATATCGAACGGAGTGTCAGCGTTGCCAGCTTCAACATGCGAGTCAACAGCGTTGCACGAATATTCACGAATGATAGCACGAACCTTGTTAGCATACAGGCCCGAAGAAAGAATGCTAAATGCCTTAGCACTGTTGCGAATACGAAACTCACCAACTTCACCGACATTAGAAAGAACCGGCTCGTTGTCAATCTTGTTCTTGATAATCAATGTGTATCTCCGTTTTCTCAGCTTATAATTAACTCTACACTAGTTTTGGGTAAGAGTCAACCAAAATCGTGCCAGCCACAAAAAAAGGTAGGGCCGGTTAGGACCCTACCTTTTTTATATATTATGTTTCGTAAAAAATGTGTAGCCCGATACGGGTTACTCTATCAAAACGACTAGCCCAACTAGGGCGAACATAAGTTGCATGATAGAACAATGCATCACTCATACCATGAATGCGCTTGCCATTCTCTAGGACATCACGAGCGATACGTTTGGCTTCAAGCCAGCTTTCACCTTTAGGAGTCGTCCAACGACGACCGTGATAGTTAGCCCAAGAAAATTGATAGGGCTCAAAAACTACCGAACACACCGTGTCTTTATACTTCGGTGATTTCATTCTATTAATAGTAACTTGCGCTACTGCATATTTACCCAGTGTAGGTTCAGATCCGGCTTCGTGATAAATGTTCTTAGCCATGCAGAATAAATCCTGCTTGTTGTAATGAACTTTGTCGTCCGTTTCGATGATCTGTAGGAATTTGGGCTTTACCGGGGCAACGGGTGCTACCTCAATCGGTTTAATTTGTTCGGCTTTTTCTTTGTACACTGATGCTTGTACCTCTTGCGGGCGGAGCATCGTGAATTGCATGGCTGATAGTATCATAAGAAATGCTATAAATGTTTGCCACGGGAATAGCAATTCCTGTTCTTTAATTGAATACATTTTATTTCCTTAATTGGGCCGCTTTATGATTCTACAGACTATACGCATTCCAACAAAGTTGAAACATCTGTTAATCTACTAAAGTAGCACTTCCATCAGATACATATTGAAAGGATAAACCATATCAAAATGATATGGCCCACAGATCCTTTACATCGTATCGTACGGCAATTAACTGAAATATCAGTTAATCAAGGGTAAACATTGTATTAAGATGTTTATCCTTGCGTTTATAAAGAAGCTTTGATTGCACAATCTTTGGTTTAAAGGGGCTGTTACTTGCGTAAAGTTCAATTGCTCGTGTTTTACGACGAGCCAAAGATAGTGTTTTCTTCTTCATAATAAGCTATTATACTAAACTTGACATCAAATGTCAATAGTATTTAAGTGGATAGCACCACTATAATATGCTTTTATTATAACACCTCGTCTTGTTTAAGACACGGTTCAACTGCTATGAGCAGTAAAATCTACACACGTCACCGACTTCTTAGTGAAACTGCGCCAGGCCTGAACATCAAGGTCAAAAACAGCCATAGTTTCAGTTGAAACCTTGCGCTTTGTTTCTGGAAAATCAATTGGATTATCTGTATTAGTTTCATGTACAGGAAGCTTGTTTGGGTCAAGAGTACAGCGCATTACACGCTCGGTACCATCCTTCTTAGTGAAGGTGATCTTAATCTCTTGTTCACGCATGACTGTCTTGAGACGGTCAAAGAAGATTTCAGCACCCTCATCAGTCCATTCATCATCAACTGCGGGGAGTTCAGTAAAAGTTACATTCTGCATTATCTTATCCTTTTAGTTTGTTCATAATTTTAATTCGGTCGTCATCAGTCATCGTAGACCAACGAGCGATTTCGTCAAGTGTGCGACCACACCCCGCACACTT